AAGGTTATGTGGTATGATGTTCCAGGTCGTGACGAAGGATGGAAAGAACGCACACTTGCTGCTATGTCTTTCGATTACGAAAAGTTCAGTCAAGAACACGAAGTCGAATTCTTAGGTTCTTCTGGCACACTTATAGCTGGTTGGAAATTAAAAGAACTTGTTGTGAAACCTGCATTAGTTGCTCGTAATGGATTATTTCAATATAATGAACCTATGCCGGGTAAAATCTATACTGTAATTTGTGACGTTTCGCATGGAAAAGGACTTGACTATTCAGCGTTTCATGTCATTGATATTAGTCAGATGCCATATAGACAGGTTTGTGTATTTAGAAACAATACGATCAGTCCTATTGAATATGCAGAAACAATTGCAAGAATTGCGAGAGTGTATAATGATGCATCAATTTTGGTTGAAACGAATGATATTGGCGGTCAAGTTGTTGATGCTATTCATAATGAGTATGAATACGATAATATACTTTATACGGCATCATCTGGTCGTGCAGGCAAACAAATTTCAAATGGGTTTGGACCCGGCACTTCTGAAAGAGGTGTCCGCACAACTAAAGTTATTAAATCGGTCGGATGTTCATTATTAAAATTATTGATTGAACAAAATCAATTGATTGTTCACGACTATAATACAATTCAAGAATTAACTACATTTGCTCGTAAGGGTAATAGTTATGAAGCTGAAGCAGGTTGTCATGATGACTTGGTTATGCCTCTAGTCTTGTTCGCATGGATGTCAGATCAAAATTATTTCAAAGATATGACAGACATAAATACATTAATGAAATTGAGAGAAAAATCTGAAGAAGAGTTGATGGGTGATTTGTTGCCTTTCGGGTTTATTGAGGATGGGCGTGATAGTAATGCAGTAAATGAACTAGGTGTTGATGTGAGTATGCCTTCATGGATGAACATGAATGAAGGCTGGGATTGAAACTACATCATTTATAAATAAAGATAATATACCTTATAATAAACCTTTGAAGAGGGAGAATCCTTATGTCATTCCAAGTAAGCGCAGGCATTAACGTCAGCGAAATTGACCTAACTACTATTGTGCCAGTTGTTTCTACAACTACTGGTGCTATCGCCGGCGTGTTCCGCTGGGGTCCTGTTGAACAGCGTGTTCTAATTGACTCAGAAAGTGCACTTGTTTCGAATTATGGCAAGCCAACAAATCTGAATGCTGAAACATTTTTGACAGCTGCTAGCTTTTTAGGTTACGGCAATCGTCTAGTTGTTTCTCGTGCAGCAAATACAGTAGGTTTGTCACCACTAGTTTCATCTGCAAACGTTGTAGTTGGTAAAGCAAACGTCCAGATTGATAACACATCAGTATTGACTGTTGGTATGTTTGTTGGCGCAGTGTCAAACGACGCTATCTCAATTGGTGCTACTGTAAATTCAATCATCAATGCTACACACTTTACTCTGTCATCAAATTCTGCTGCACTTGCAAATATAAGCACTGGATCAATTCAATTTTTCACAAATACTGCATTTTCTGCTATTGCAAACACAGGATCGGTTGCCAATCTTGCATCTCAAGTAGTGAAAAATGACCTTGATTTTGTATCAAAAGACATCAGCTCATATGATGCTGATTTGAATTTTATTGCACGATACCCAGGTGAATTGGGCAATTCATTGAAAATTTCAGTATGTGCTAATCCTAATGGTTATCAACAATCAATCAATCTTGCTAGCAACGCATATTATTTCGTCGGAACTGCAAACACAACTGCAAATGTTAGCAAAACAACTTCAGTTACTTTTGTTGTAAATCAATCAACAGCAACAGTTACTGTTGATGAAACTTCTAATAACGGTGTTTCTGAAGATGCAAGTGCTTTTTCATTGGCAGGTGCAAATAGCTTATTCGATTCGCTATCAATCACTGATATGATTGATGTGGGAACACAGAAGTTAAGAATTATTTCAAAATCAACACCTGCACTTGCAAATACAGGAAATACAACAGTAAATGCAGCATCAAACTCAACTGTAGCGAAATCTACTTTCACTATCACATTCGATGATGTATTGAAGCAGTCTTCAAACATATCATTGGGAGTTAGCGGTTCTTCAAACACACTAACTCGTGTATGGGAATATAAAAACTCTGTTGATTCTGCTCCAGGAAAATCAGCTTATCAAACAAACTTCGGAAATACATCAGTAAATGCTGATGAAATGCATATAATTGTTGCTGACGCAGACGGAAAAATTACAGGTGTTCCTGGTACTGTTCTCGAAACATATCGTAATGTGTCTCGTGCAACTGATGCAAAAACTATTGATGGTGGAATAAATTACTATAGAGATGTCATCAATGAATCTTCAAAGTATATCTATGCTATCAATGATCTTACTGGCGCAATATCTAATACTGCAACAAACTTGACCAGTTCAACTGTTGGTGTAAATTACAAGCGATTTATATTGGGTAGAGATGGCGCAAACGAGTCAAACATTCCTATGACTTTGCTTGCATCAGCATATGATATGTTCAAATCAGCAGAAGATGTTGACATTTCACTTGTATTGACAGGTAAATTACCTGACAGCACTAGTGGTCAGCTTGCAAATTATCTAATAGATAACATTGCAGAAACTCGTAAAGATTGCGTAGTATTTGTTTCACCGTCTAAAATTGATGTTGTGAATAAAACTGACAGTGCAGCCACTGATGCTATTATCGCAACCCGTAATAACTTGCGTTCAACTTCATATGCAGTCATGGATTCAGGTTATAAATACATGTATGATCGTTACAACGATCTATATCGTTGGGTTCCTTTGAATGGCGATATTGCAGGTCTATGTGCAAGATCAGATTCTACAAATGATCCTTGGTATTCACCTGCTGGTATTAATCGCGGACAAATCAAGAATTTGATCCGTCTTGCTTATAACCCATCTCAAGCACAACGGGATAACCTATACAAGGCGGGTGTCAACCCAGTTGTTACATTCCCGGGTCAAGGCACTATCCTATATGGCGACAAAACATTGTTGAGTAAGCCTTCTGCGTTTGATCGTGTTAACGTCCGTCGCTTGTTTATCGTTCTTGAAAAGGCGATTGCAACTGCTTCAAGAAGTACACTATTCGAGTTCAACGATGCATTCACTCGCTCACAATTCAAGAATCTATTGACACCATACTTGCGTGATATTCAAGGTCGCCGCGGTATCACTGACTTCTTGGTTGTGTGTGATGAAACAAACAATACCGGCGAAGTTATTGACAGAAATGAATTTGTAGGTGACATTTATATCAAACCTGCTCGTTCAATCAATTTCATTCAATTGAACTTTGTTGCTGTAAGATCTGGTGTTGCATTCTCCGAAGTCGTCGGACAGTTCTAATAAATAAAAGAAAAGGAATAGGAGAAAAAAATGCCTTTCAATATCAACGCATTCAAAGCAGGTGGTTTAGTAGGGGGCGGCGCTCGTCCGTCCCTATTCGACGTTGAGATTACTCGTCCTGGGTTTGGTCAAACAAAATTTCTTGCAAGAGCTACCCAATTGCCAGCAATGACTGTGCAATCTGTTGACGTTCCATATTTTGGAAGAAAAATTAAAGTAGCAGGTGATAGAACTTTCGCTGATTGGTCTGTTACAATCATCAACGATGAAGACTTCAAACTTCGTGCTTTATTTGAAGAATGGTCAAACGAAATGAATACTATTATTTCGAATGTCAATTCTAAAGGTAACAGCCCTGCTACTTACAAATATGACGCAATTGTTCGTCAATATTCAAAAGCTGGAAAATCTAACGAAGAAAAGCCCATCAGAGCATACAAGTTCCAGGGAATATTCCCAACTCAAATTGATGCAATCAATCTTGATTGGGATACAACAAACCAGATTGAAACTTTTGACGTAACATTTGCATATGATTTCTGGGAACCATATGAAACAAGCAAAACTGGCACAGGCGCAGTTGATTATAATACAACTGAAACAGGCAGAGGCTATTCTGCTCCACCTACTACAATTGACACCGGGCGCAGATAATTATTTTGAACTCTAGTCTCTGATATGAACTACTAAATTTTGTTTATATGAGGGGCTATCTTTATTGGTAGCCCCTATTATTTTGAAGGAAAATATATGGCATCTCTATTCGGTTTTGAAATCAAACGCAAGCAAGATACTGAAAACTTGCCTTCCTTTACTCCAGAGTACAAGGATGACGGCGCTGTAGTCGTTGCAGCGGGTGGTCAATATGGCACATATATCGACCTTGATGGCACTATCAAAACAGAAGCAGAACTTGTTTCCAAATATCGTGAAATGGCACTGCAACCTGAAATTGACCAAGCAATTGATGACATTGTTAATGATGCTATTGTCACTGAAGAAAACGTCAAAACAATTGAAATTGTTCTCGATGATGTAAAAATTGCAAACAATGTTAAAAAAGCTATCACTAATGAATTTGATAACATCCTACACCTTCTAGATTTCAACAAATATTCGTATGACATTTTTAGGAAGTGGTATGTCGATGGTCGTTTGTATTATCATGTAATTATTGATGATCAGAAAATTCAAGATGGTATCAAAGAAATTCGCTTTATTGATCCGCGTAAAATTCGCAAGATCAGAGAAGTAGCAAAATCAAGAAACAAAATTGATCCTAATGCCACAACTATTCAAAAAACAACTGCAGAATACTATGTGTATAATGACAAAGGATTCCAGGCACGAGCAGGAGCTCAGGCTGCAATGGGTTCATCTAGCGGTTTGCGTATCGCTAAAGATTCAATTGTATATGTCACTTCTGGTTTAACTGATCGTGATGGAACTATGGTTCTATCGTATATGCATAAAGCAATCAAACCTATGAACCAACTTCGTGCACTGGAAGATGCTACATTGATTTATCGTTTGACTCGTGCACCAGAACGTCTGATTTTCTATGTTGATGTTGGTAATTTGCCTAAAATGAAGGCGGAACAATATCTTCGTGATATGATGACAAAATATAAAACCAAATTGGTTTATGACCAAGCAACAGGCGAAGTTCGTGATGATCGTAAGTTTATGACCATGACTGAGAACTATTGGTTGCCTCGTCGTGAAGGTGCTCGTGGTACTGAAATTACAACACTTCCTGCAGGTCAAAATCTTGGCGAGATGGAAGATGTAAAATATTTCCAGCGCAGATTATTCAGATCACTGAATGTTCCTTTCAATAGAATCGAACCTGATGCTATGAACTCATTAGGTCGTGCATCAGAGATAACTCGTGAAGAAGTTAAGTTTGCTAGATTCATTGATCGTTTACGTTTAAGATTCTCAGATTTATTTCTGGGATGCCTCGAAAAGCAATTGATCCTTAAGAAAATTATGACACCGGAAGATTGGGACGAGTTTTCAAAAGATTTCAAATTCAAATTTGCTCGTGACAGTTTCTTTTCTGAATTAAAAGAACTTGAAATTCTAGGTGACCGTTTGAATGCACTGAATAATATATCACCTTATGCAGGAAGATATTATTCAAATGAATGGATTCGTAAAAATATTCTTCGTCAATCTGATGAAGAAATTGAAGAAATTAATGAACAAATTGCAGCAGAAGCTATTAACCCACAATATGCTGATCCTAATGCAGAACAAAATCAGGGTGGGGCGCCGCAAGATCAAACACAAGCAGGTCCTCCTGTACCACAGCCCGCTGAAGCACAACAATAAGGA